CACCAGTAAAAATATGACCAGTGTCACCGAATGCTGTTGTTTCAAGGCTGTCTTTACCAATTGTGATCATGCAAGCGTTGGCTTGGTCTGACAAATCAGTTGTGGTTACACCTTGGGTGATGTTGATAGTTGCGTTGGATAAAAATGTAGTTGTAGGCATTTCAGGCCCTTTCTTTTTTAGTTGCGCCGTACTGCTACGGCAACGGTCATGTCATAGCAAGGAAGCATCTGTTCGCCGTATGAAGCGAGAGATGGCCTTCCATCCACTATGGCGATTGGTGAGTTCATGATTGTGTCCACTGTTGTCATCAGATAATCACCTGAGTCTTGGTTTCCCGGAGGCCCAGCAAGAACACGAATGACAAGCCGAATGTCGCCCACGTTGTATGTGAAGGCATCAAGCGTTGGAAGTTCAATCATCACTGACAAGGGTCGGGCGTTGCGTGGGTCGGTAACTGGTTTCAAACCCAAAGCCGTGAGTGCGGTCTTGGTTGCGTTCACTGCTTCGTAGAGAATGCCAGTTGCAGCCATTAGGCAACCTGTGGCCTTCCACAGCCAAGCAGTTGCATGATTTGGCCAAGCGACATGGTTGGTGTTCCCATGCCCATCGAGTCAAAAGATGCGTAGCCATCAACAGCGCCACGGGAGCGATATTGGGTGGCTGCATACATGATTGTCCCTAGTTTGGCTGCGCCGTCTGGAGCCGTTGTAAGGCTGTCTGTGTAGCCAGCCTCTCTACGCTTGCGGAACGCCCAAGAGTTAGCCGCTGAGACGCACACAGCGATGAATGCGGTGTCATTAGCGGTAGCGACCTCGATGCCCAACCAACTGGTGACATCGGCTGAGGTAATCCATGAGCAAGACGGGGTGAAGGTGACAGTGCCGGTGGCAATGCTTCGAGCAAGGTCGTCGCCAGCACTTACATAGATAAATTGGTTTTCCATGATGACGTCATAGTCAAAGACCAAGTCGCCTTCTTCTGAAACGCCCATGAACAGGTAAGGCTCGGTAGAAATAACAGTGTGAGTGCCGTTGAAGTTGTGCCCCGCGCCTGCTACAACTACCGAGTCTTGAGGTTGGATGTCGGTATCTACGAAAGTCTGCAAGACGGCATAGTTTTCTAGTCGCGTGTGAAAAGCGAGGTTGAAGGTGGCCATGGTCTTGCAGTCTTTCTAGTTCGTCTTTATCAGACGAATGCAGCCTTGATGCTGAGTGTTGGGTCAATGAGCTTCGATGCCCAATACCCTCTGAATGCAATTTGGCGCGAAAGCTGAGAAGGCTGTTCAACGCTGATTGCGCCCTTAGGGGTTTCCCAGTTCTCGAGGGCACGAGGGTCAAGGATGGTCATGCCAGCTGATGTGAGGTTGCGGTCAACCACTACGCGGAGACCGAAGGCAAATGCGCCTGTGGTGCTCGCTGCATTGAGTGAACCGTAAGCGTTCATTGGGCCTACCTGTGGGAAAAGTGGGCGGTCAGCTGTATCGCTGAGGCTGCCCATTAACTTCCACACATTTGGAGACACAGCCAGGATTGATGGCAGGTTGCCATTTGAGCCTGTGAGGATGTCTGCAGCTGCGGTGTACATCCACTCGACCCAGTATGCAGGGTCTGCGATTGATGCGTTTGCAAAGTTGTTGCTGTTGGTTGTACCAGTCTGCAATTCAGAGCAAGCGAGCAAGTCCGTACGATCAGCATAGACGCGAGCCATGTCATCGAGAAGAGCGCCAAGTACTTCTGGTTGAGACCAGTCAAGCGAAGCTTCTGAGATTTCTACATAGCCACCTTGGATTGTCTTGGTGATTTGTACATCGTTGATTTCAAACTGTGATGCTGTGATGGTCGTGTTCTGCGTAGCAGTGCCCACGCTGTTGTGGACTGAGACCACTGGGCGGATGAAGATGGCACCACCCTGGGGCATTGCGCGTACTGATGTTGCATCCACAAGAGGCCTTGAACCTACAAACGAGTTGAAGATAGGGGCCACGATTGGGGTCGGGATGACTCCAGGAATATCGCTGGTAACCACATCTGGCGCGGCAGCGCGGATGTTGTCATTCATTTGTGCCCAGTCATGGCCACCGCGAATGAAGGTTGCGATGTACTCAGATGCTGACGGGAGCTTGAACTCACGCTTTGCATTTGCATAGATGGGGGTAGTTGGGATGATTGAAGCCTCGACCTCAACCGCTGGGTTTTCTTGTGTTGCCACTTCTGGTTCCTCCTCGGAATCTGTTGGGGTGGGTTCGGTTGCATCTTCAGGTTCTGATGCAGCGATTTCTGTGATTACAGCATCCTTGAATGCTGGCTGAGCAACCAAACTAATCTCGATTAGATCAGCTTGGGATACGACCATTACGCCGCTCTTGTCGTACTTAAACTTTACGGGGACAGCACCAACGCTAACCGAGTCGTACGCGCCTGCTTTTACGAGTTCGATTGCGTCAGCTGCTGCGCCCGTTTTTGCGAAGGTGGCGGTGAATCCTAATCCTTCGGGCATGTCAGCAAGAGATGACACGACACCGCGCAAGGCTGACATGTCGTGATTTTCTAGAAGTTTCGGAGATTTCATATTGAGATCAAAAGCGCCTCGAGCAAATGAGACCTTGGTGCCATCCATTACCGTTGCCGATACTGGGGCCCAGGGCACTGCAATGCCGGTGATGGTCTTGGGGGCATCATCTCCTGCTGAAGCGTCAAGAGTGATTGGGACATTTACGAAGTGAATCATGTGGGGCTTTCTACTGGCATATTTACTACTGGTTCAACCATGACATCTTGCAGCGCTTCCTCAGCTAAGTAGCCTTCGACATCAAATTCAACAAATCGATTTCTTGGCAGCACATTGGAAGCTGAAAGTGTTTGCTGTATGCATTCCAGAAATGGCTTCGCTCCGTAGAGATAAAGCTGACGATTGCTGTCTTGCACATTGGTATATGTGAGACCAGAACCTTCTTGAGGTGCAGATACGAGGTATGCAGGAATGTTTGCAACACGCGCCATCTCAAGCGATTGATACTTGCGTTGCTCAGCTACAACTTCGGCAGGTGAAACCGAAAATTCTTTGAACTCAACATAATCGTTCAAGGCCCCTATTGCGTTTTGTCTGCGCATTTGTGACCATGCAGCTGCAATCTCGCTCAGGCTGTCGGAGTCCAGAGTCTCGCCGCCCTTCTGTTGCAAATAGCCAGGGACAGTTTCAAGGGTGGCATATCGGTCTGCTGCAATGTCTAGGTGTGTTGCAATCGATAGTGCGCGAGCACCTTGGTAGAGCAGACCTTGGATTGGTGAGAGGAACTGGATGACATCATTGGTGTCTCCGATTTCAACGCCGTTAAATTGGATTACATCTGAGGGCCCGAACCACTGGGGGCCTGTCTGGTTCGGTGTCGTGCACATCGCGGCTGGTAACCAAGTAAAACTTGCTGGCAGGCCTGTCGAATAGCGTGAGGTAACAAAGGCGAAGGCGCGGCCATGGAAGAAGAGATCACTGAAGATATTTGAGTAGAAGAAGTTGCGCGTCACCTTCGGGTCTGGCTGTTCCATCCACGGCTCAAGCGGTAGATAGATTTCTTCGTAGCGTTCGCCTGTCCACTGTTTGGAGTAGTGCCGGAATTCAAGGCAGCCAACCATTGAGGCGAGAAGGTCTTTAGATCGTGAGACTGTCGGGTTTTGCAGGGCTCGCTGTTCGGCAGCTCCAGTGGAGTAAGCCAGGAAGTCATTGATCTGTGCAGCGCCAGCGCCAGCGGCAGCCTTTACGGGAACATCAGATATCTGTGCAGTCGTAACTTTTGGAGTGAAGAATCCCACGCGCGGAGTCTCGCACAAACAAGTTGCAAATGCAACTACCTCGCTGAGCCCATCATTGCTTTGCCAGATTGACCTGGGCGAGACACCAGAGATGCAGCTGCCACAAGACACCTTGCGCACTCAATCGGCCCTGGAGACTTTTGTGAGCTGAGCACGACTGCTCCATTGGCTTTGACAAGGGTGGCTCTGTTGACATGCTCTGCCAGCATCTCTTCACCAGTGTGCAGGAGCCTGCCTTCAGTAATCATTGATTTGACTAGGCCTGTGTACTTAATCATTTCTGCATAGCCCCAAAGGGAACGGCGGCGAATCAGTGGCTCTGGGGTGTG